ATGATGTATTGCAGTCATACGTATATGACATTTTATTAAAAACACAAAAGATGCTCAAAGTGAGCATCTAATGTTTAAATCCGTCGGTAGCGTCCGAAGAAAAAATTATTAAGTTATAGGACATGACCCTTTTGAACAAAGAATTTCATGTATTATACTATTTACTTTTGTGTAATTATACTTAGGTACTTCCATACCTTCTTTAATCATATGCATATAAGAACCAGGGTTTGAAGGTGTTGAAACAAAATCCCAACATAATAATTCAAAATCATCTTGAACTTCCATTACTCCTTCTCTATTTTCCTCTAATGAACCCATACCACGAGATGATACACCTACTGTTACACCATTACCTACTAAGGCTTTTAATATATCTCCTGATGGTGTTGGTAATATTTCTATTTTACCTATGATATTATTTCCATCCCATTCGTAACCACTAATAAGGTGTGACACGTTTTGTAGATTTATTATTTGGGATTCTGGGTGGTCAAGTTCTCCCATTGAACGTCTTTGTTCAATTAGTTCACTATATTTATCCATTTCTCTTTCCCACAATTCTTTAGAATAGTATCTACCGTTTCCGTTTTTAACTTCACAAGTAGCTAATATTCCCTCAACAATCATATTCCCATTTTCTGCGTTAACACTTTCGGTTAGTACAGTTGGGGTATAATTAATTGCATGAGTTTCTATTAATAGCTTTTTGCTCATATTACACTTCTTCAGTAGTTTCTACCTCATCTACCATTCCTTTTTTAGCATATTTTTTACCACAAGATTTTTCATAGATTCTTTCCATTTTAGCTTTTTTCTTTTCTAACATCTTAATATCTCTAGCCATTTCTTTCAATTTAGACTTATCCATTAATTCTAACATATTTTCATCTTCATTAATTCCTGTTAGTCTATCTTGTTTTTCAGTAATGTATTCATGTAGGTAGTCTAGTTGTGCTTCTAATTTTACAGCTTCTGCTTCTTTTCCAATTTCTGCTAATTTAGTATCAATAGATTCTTTTTTAGGTTTTCTAGCTTTTTTATCTTTACCTGCTTTTTTCATAGATTCTTCTTTATCCCCGTCACCATCAATATCCATAAAGTCTGGTTTTGGAGCTTCATCCATTGGTAATTTATCTTCTTTATTTTCTTCAGTATATAATGAGCTATGATATTGAGATCCTGCTTGGTCAGATTGGAATTCATCTTCAGACATCATTTGTCTAATTGCATTACCTGATTGTGCTGCTAATGAATTTGGATTTCCTGTAGTTACTACACCACCTAATCCTTCTTTTATTAATTTTTTAAATAATTCTTCTTTAATTGGTTTCATTTTTGTATCTGATTTTTTTAGTTTATCGCTATATCCGCTTCCACCGTATGTTTTACCTGTATTTTCTTGTACTTCTGGTTCTGTATATCCTATACCTACACCAAATTGACCTTCTTTTACATAATGTAATTCGTCTTTAGCTAGGTTTTTAATTACTTTTTCTTGTGCTTCTTCTAATGATAAACTAGGATCATTTTTACACTCATAATAAACACCGTTCATCATTTCCTGGGCATTAACATTATTAATGTTATCTACTTTAGGAGAATAATCATAATTACGTTTTTCAATATTTTCTACTGTACCATCAACTTTTTTAGCATCAGCCTTAATTTTTTCATCTTGTTCCTTAGTATTAACTTTTTCTTCATCGTTAATAACAGGTTTTAATGATTTAGCTTTTTCCTCAGCTAAATAATCTTCAAATTTATTTTCCCAAGCTTGTTTGTTTGGGTTAAAGTCTTCTGATGTAAGTTGGTTTATTGGTTTTAAAGATACTATTTCTCCTAAACCTTCAGTGATTTTATTTTTGCTTTTTAAAATACTTGTAGCTTCTTTGTAAGAAGTAAGATTTGATAATAAATTAGGATATATCTTTTTTGCTTCCTTTAGAAATAAATCCTTACGGCCTTTACCTTCTTTAATTAAATTGAATTGTTCTTGTAATGTTTTCATAATTTATTTATCTAATAATATTTCAATATCTTTTATAAAGTCTCCAATAATATCTGTAGGTTTTACTACAGCAAAAGTATTGGGTTGTTCTCTATATGTTTTTATAGTTTCTATTTTACCCTGACGTAATAACTTTTTTACATTATCTAATCTACTTTCTAACTCATCAAAAGCCTCAATACGTTTTTGTTGATATTTTGATGCTTTGCTATCTTCCTCTTTTAATTTATAATTATACATATTAATACAGTTTTTTTACTTCAAGTCCTGATCCTTTTTGTACATAAGTACCATCTGAATTTTTAGGGACTAGTTTGTATTTAAATTGTTTTACATATGCATTATCTTTAACCCCATCTTCTGTTGCCTTAGGCCCTGGACCTAATGTTGCACCTACATTTTCTTTTGCTAAAGTATATCCTAATGCAGTATATGCTTTATCATTAGGTTTTTGTCCTTTTTTTCTAAAAGCATAAGGTGTTTGATAAGCTCCAGCTCCACCTGACATAGACATTTCATCTACATCTTCTTCATTAACTTTTTTATAAGATTTAGGATAATTTTTTCTAATATGAGTTCTATATTGGTTAAATACTTTACTAATTTGGTCTGCTAAATCATCAATAACAGTATCTTCCGTATCACGAGCTAATTGAGTCATAAATCTTCTTAATTCTTTAAACTCTTTAAAAGTAGAATCAATAGCGGGTACATTTTTAATATCCCAAGTTACAGCGCCTGTTTCTGGGTCTAAATTTGTAATAGTAGATTTAACACCTCCTCTTATATCAGTATCACCTACATTAAAAGGTTCTTCTTTAAGTTTATATTTATACGCCATTTGATGATTTAATTTCATTTACTAGTTCGTAATATTGTAACAAGTCAACTAAATTATCACTATCTACTTTATCTGTCTTATTTAATTCTGTTAAAAATTTAGAAACTTCTGTAGTTTTTACTTTGGTAGCAGGATCTTTTATGTTTTTAGTTACTTCAATTAAAGAAGATTTTAATTCTTTTATTTTAAGATTATAAAAATTTCTTAAACCTGGTGTAGAATCTACTGATGTAATAAATTCCTTAAGTACTTGTTTTTGGTCTATACTTAACCCATCATATTTTTCGTTAAATTTTTCTAACAATATTCTATATGTTAAGGATCTTACATCTTTATTATAAGTAGAAAATTCTTCTAATAATTCATCACTTTTAGTCTTATTTATTTTAGTCTTAGTTAAAAACTCTAATATTGTAATTTTATTAGTAATTAATTGGTTATTATCTACTATGTTTTTAGAATTAACACCTTCAATTAATGTATATAAAGCTGCTGTTTCTTTATAGTTTTTAATTTGTGAACCAAAAAAAGTATTTAAATCATAATGATTTTTAATTTCATTAATTAGATTGTACTTTTGTTTTTTTAAGGCACCTCTATTAAACATTTTAGAATTATCTAGAGTTGTATTTAAATATAAAGTAGCTCGTGATTCGTTTAATACTTTAGACTTTGTAATAGTTTCGTATAACTTATATTCTCGACCTAATTCGGTTTTTACAAAATAAGTTTTTAATAGTTCAATAGCCTTAGATTCTTTACCTGCCAAAGTATCAGCGGTAATTTGTCTAACAAGTAATTCAAATAATATACCTGTATTTTTATACTTTGAGTGTTTAATTTTCATCAAAAATATATTTATTTATAAATATTAGGATTTTAGTCGAGATTCATCAAGTAATGAAGAATTCGTTTTATCTTGTTCAAATATTAGTTGTTTTTTGTCTAATCCCTTGAAAATATCCTTATTTTTTAAATAAGTAATTTTAGGATTTTCAAATTCTGATAGTCTTGGTTTTAAAGGATCTCCATCATTTTTATCTGTACCCTTCATGCTTTTAACTCCTAATGGATCTTTTCCAAAGTTATTACTTTGTTTTCCTCTATTAGTAATTCCATCTTTAGGGCGACCTAATTCTGGTTCTTCCTCATTATAACCATCAGGTACATTCCCTGGGTCTGATACTGTTCTTCCTTTACCATATAATGAAGCTAAGTCGTGAGGTGTACCATATGATTTACCACTTTCTACAGGATCATTACCTTCAGCCAGTATTTGATCATTTCTAAATTTACGTTTAGAATCTTCACGAACTAAATCTCTATACTCATCATATTGGTCTTCACTGAAGTGATATACATTATGATAAATCCAATCAGATGGTACTAAACCTTGTTCTAATAAAGTTCCAGCTAATTCAGATTTTGATTTCATTAACTCAATTCTTTCCTGATCATAAATGATAGAAGGAGTTGTCATTGATAATTCAAAATTTGTTAAAGTTTCATCTTTGTATCCTTGGGTATATAAATGAACTAATGCAATTTTTTGTAATTCTGAAAGTAAAATTCTTTGTATTCTATCAATAGTACGTGCAAATCTAATATCTTGCTGTGCTAATGTAGCTTTTCCTGCTTCTGCCTCTCCATACCCCATAAATGCTTTAGGTACTTTTAAGGCAGCAAATAATTTTTCCCTTAAATATTCAACATCAGCAATACCGTCATACTGTAAACCTGGTGTAGTATCAATTTTTGTAGCACTATCATTACCACGAACAGGAATATAAAAGTCTTCAAGCATGTTTTGCATATTATACTTCAAGTTATACTCTCCCGTTTTTTCATCCATCATTGGAGCACGTTTCATGTTATTAATAGTTTTCTGCATAAATGCTTCTACTTCAGCTGGAGGAATAGCTCCAACATTTACATAAAATACTCTTTTTTCAGGGGCACGAGCAATTCTATGAATTAACATCGCGTCTTCCATTAATGTATATTGTTTAAATATTTTTCTAGCTGGTTCAACATAAGATCTACCATATGGAAGATAATTTACATCACCCACCATTCTAAAATGAGCCATTTCGTAATTATCATATACAATACCACCTCTATCGTCATTAACACCATTAGCTCCTGCTACATTATAATAACCACTAGATGAACCACCAGAAAAACCTTCAGGATTCCATTTAAATTTTACTTCAGATGGATTTTCTGGATTTTGTCCTTCGATTCTTTCAATGTGGTATGCTGTATAAGGTATAACATTATAAACACCAAACTTTTCAGCAATTTCTAATTTTAAGAAAAAGTCTCCATATTTACACATTTGTCTAACCCACATCCATAAGTTAAATTCTACATTTAACACATCATAGAATAGATTATACAGTATTTTTTGGATATCCTCATTTGAACTTCTAATTTGAAGCACCTCACCCATATCATTTTTCAATGTTGATTCATCTGCTATAATATCAAGGGAAGAAGCTATAATAGCATCTGTGTCCATTACATCATATTCAGAATACAATTGAGTTCTTAAATATTGATAATTTAAGTTAAATTGTGCCCCATATAATGAGGTTGGAGCTGAGGAGTAGACTTTGTTAAATCTGTCTACTAGAGCATTTGTTTCATACTCTCCACTAGATTGGATGTGACCCGAATCTATGGTTTTAATTTGATTACCTCCAACGTTTCGTATTACTACGTCAGTAGAAAATAATCTCCTTAATCTTGTAAATACACTTTTATCCGCCATTTAATATATAATTATTGTTTATAAATATGGTTATAATAACCAACTAATATCTTCTTTACCACCCTTGTCATCATTCATACTATAAGGGTTTTTTACTTGTTGATTATAACCACCACCATAACCACCTTGATAGGGTGTTCTATTAACTGTCATATTACTTAATGACTGTTTTGTTAAATCAATTCCTC